GTCAGCTCCGCCTCTCTGTCTTCTGCTGTCTTTTCTAATGCGGTTACACGATTCTGTTGTGCTGTAGGATTGATAGACATAGTTTTCCCCTTGTGTTTATCTTGCCATAATTGGCAATGATATCTCATAGACTATTTATCGTGGCACATACTATAAAGGCACAAGCCAAGAGTAAATAACCATATATGTAACATAACAAAGTGTAATAGGCTCATGACCCAGTCTCTTGCGCTTCAATGGCATCATGGGCAGCACTGCAAGGTGTAATAACTCGTACCCTGCTAGGATATAAGATAGTATTTCTGTTCAATGTTATACTTCTTAGATACTTAGTGCTATACTCTTGTGGGTGATGTTGGCAAGATGTGTCCTCGTAATGCGTTGAATGTGCATCGTGCAGCTCTGTCATAGCGGTCCCCTTGTTTTGGTGTTTTTGTCGTCTAACCTTCAGGCTCCACCATTGTATCACGTTGTCAAGCTCGACGCTGCTAACGCTATTTCTCGACGGGGCAAAGTAGGCAATCAAGCGTATACTCTCGACGAGGGCATGAGCGTATGCACAATTTACTCACAGTTTATCCACATATCCACAGGCTCGACGGAGGGAACTTAACATAACGACGGAGGGTAGACCGTTGCCCCCCTGACGTATCCCGCCTGGGTCGGCTACCTCTGCTCATATACGCTACCCAAAAATTAGTCTCAGGTTGTAAATTTCGCTTGACTTTTCTACTTAACTGTGGTATAGGGTGTATTAAGGGAATGCTTGAGGGAGTGTTAAGAAAGCACCTTTAGCGGACGCGTAGTAGGTAAGGACAAAGATGCCATTTAAAGTCAGGAAGAACGAGAGTAAGGTAGGAGACCAGAAGCCGCTGCCGAAGAAGGCTACGACGGTAGTGGCCCAGATCAATGGCAAGAAGATTTACTGGCTTGGTATCCAATCTAGGTGGACTCCCCTTCATACCAAAATTCTTGTCATGCACAATGAGGGAAAGTCGCCGGAGCAGGTAGCGAAGTTTCTCAACATCGACAAGGATGTCGTACAGACCATATTCGACGCACCAATGTTTAAGCGTCGTGCAGAAATAGTAGAACAGCGAGTCATCCAGACTGTCACAGCCCAGCGTAGCGAGGTGGCTGACATGGACGCTGTTATGGAGGCTAGACGGTTAATTACTGAGGCAACTGTGCCGGCAGCCTTGCAGCTGACAAAGATGGCCAGTGAAGAAGGATTCGGCAACAGAGTCATGCTGGAGGCTTGTAAAGACATTTTAGACAGGTCAGGACTCAAACCTGTCACCATCACCGAGACCCGCGAAAGGGTCTACTCACCCTCTGAAGTTACATCAGCTAAGGCCATTCTTGAGGAAGCGCAGGACATCGTTAAGCGACTCTCTAACCAACCCAGCTCTTTCATCCTTAGCGATGCGAGTGTAAAAGATGCTGCGAGCTCCGTAACGGACATAAGCTCAGATGGCCAATCCTCTAGCAGCCCAGGCGACAGTAGACCGGCTGATGTGTCAACGCAGTCTCTATTACCTGTGTAAGGAAGTTCTAGGTTACAAAGACTTCGTCCCACACGTACATGGAGACATGTGCCACTTTGCTACAGCGGCACAGTATGGCAGGTTTCGTAGTGCCTGTGTCCCCCGCTCCTGGTTTAAGACTTGGACCTTCACTATTGCTAAGGCAATATGGCTAACTCTACCTGACGAAGAAGGACTCTACCGTGAAGTCTATCCTTACAAAGGCGCTGACGTTCGTATCCTCATTGCAAGCAATGTTATCGACAATGCGGCAAAGATGGTCAACAAGATCAAGTCAGAATGGGAAAACAATGAGCGTCTTAAAGCAGCTTTCCCAGAGCTTATCCCAGAATATAACAAAACCAGATGGAGCGATCACTGTGCTTGCGTCAAGAGACCTACCAACTTCACCGAAGGTACCTATACGGCAGTGGGGGTGGGGGGATCAGTCATCTCGCAACACTTCGACCACATCTTGGAGGATGACCTGGTGTATGCAAAGAAGGATGATTTTACAGGCCAGGAACTTATGCCCTCCCAAGAAGACATTGATAATGCCATCGGCTGGCACAAGCTAACTTTCTCCCTCCTTTCCAATCCGCAGACAGGCTGCATCGATAACACAGGTACCAGATGGGCACCGCATGACCTCATCGACTACATCCGACGGGCAGAGAAACAATACACTAAATTTGAAGTTGCAGTCACCAAAGAGGCACGATGGCCTATCGACGACGATACGTGGTGCATCTGGCCCCAGCGCTACAACAAGGTGACTCTTGAGACGATAGCACAAGCACAGGGCCGTAAAATCTTTGAAACACAGTATTTGAACCGGCCGCGGGCCGGCGACGAAGTGAAGTTCAATATAGGCTTCGTGCACATCCATGAGAGTCTCGACGAAGCCCCCCTAACCCAGCGCAACGTCACCCTGGTTGACCTAGCTAGCTGGAAAGATTCGAAGAAGATATGCAACAATGTCATCATGACAGGTTGTCGAGACAAACGTAATCACCTTTGGGTTCTGCGTACCGATGTTGGTAAATTCAACCCGACTAGGGTCATCGAAATTATGGAGAGCCACTCTCGGATGTTTAACTCAAAGGTTTATGTGGAGGAGGTAGGATATCAAATAGCGCTGCGTCACTTCGCTAAGAAAGCTATGGAAGCGGAAGGCGCTCATGTCTACCAAATTGAGGCCCTACCCATGGACAACAAGGCCAATGCCAAATCCATGCGTATCGAGTCAGTTGAACCTGTCGTCACCAATGGTATGCTTCATATCATGCGAAGTCAGCAAACCTTGCTCCAAGAACTGGAGGACTATCCTTATGCCTCTACCAAAGACGTTATTGACCTGCTGGGCTGGTTGCATCGGTTGGCTAAGAAAGTGGAAACAGTGGCAGCAAAGACGGAGGCGGGACCATTTACTCTTGAAGCGATTGAGGCAGAAATCTTAAGTCATAAGGGGCAAAAGCGATACCCATTTGATGATCCCCTTGATATGCGTAAAGTGGAGGAGACAGCATGGGAGCCACTGCATCCCGCATTACGGCTCTGACGGGTCAGCAGATGGGAGACCCCAACTACGTCGATATGAACCGTATCTGGCAAATAGAATCATCTGGCAATCCTAGCGCTGTCAGCCCTGATGGAGGGGCCTTTGGCTTAGGGCAGGTGCGACACCCGGCTCTCATTGACTGGAATCAGCAGCACCCTAGGCAACAGTTCTCAACAAGCGATCTTCTTGACCCTAACGTCAATGCGCAGGTCAGTACGTGGCACATGAATACCAACATTCCCAGGCAACTAAAGGCACTAGGGGTGCCTGACACGGAGCTTAACCGGGTGGGAGCCTACAATGTAGGAGCCGGCAACATAAAAAAGGGGCGCATCCCAACAGCCTACCTACAAAAATACCAGGAGCTAGGCAATGCTAACAACAACCAAGTTTACCAATAATGTAGTGAGGGCCAAGGCAGTTAAGCTGCTGACCCCTAAGGGTGCTAAAAAGGGCGAGCCTAACAAACCGGGCAGCAAGTTTACCAACGAGGTGCATCGGGAGAAGGGGCCCGCCCACACTAACACTGGACAAGTAGGTGCTGGTGGCCGTAGTCACACCATAGGCGGCAAATCTGGCAACAGTTATGGTGGTGCCATCCACAAAGACAACCAGACGATCAAGGGTGCGGCTTACTAAATGGAAAAACTAGACCAGCGGACAGACTATAAAAACAAAGTTATCAAAGTCATGCGAGAGTTTAAGCATGGTAAGCTCAAAAGCGGCTCAAAAGAAGGGCCTAAAGTTACCAACCGTGCCCAGGGTATTGCGATAGCTCTGTCAGAAGCGCGCAAAGAGGCAGAAGGCGGATACAAAAAATGAACTTCGGCATGGAATCAGCGACAGGTGGCCTCTCTGAGTGCAAACTTTGGCAGGATCGTATCTTTAATGGCCTCCGATATCAGCAAAAGGTAGGACGAGGGCAGGAGTGGGCAAGGTATAAAGCGTACTATCGGCACGAATTTGCCGCAAATACGCTCCCGTTAAACCTAGTGTTTAGCGTTTTGCGGTCTATGACCCCGCAAATCATCCTTCGCAACCCCAAAATCACCTGCACACCCCGTAAGACGGGCCCTTTAGCTGAGCTAAACTGCCGCATCGTGCAGAAAATCGATAATTGGCTCATCCGAGAGCTGATGATGAAGCGAGAGATTAAGCGCCTGGTCAACGATTGCTTCTTTGCAGGCACTGCGACCGGCTTCACTGGCTACGATAGCATGTTTGGCCTCAATTCTGACATGCTGGATGCCAAAGGCGAGTACACCTTAAGCCAATTTAACAGAAAAGGAGACAGGATTGAGGTAAATACAGGAGTCATGCCCGGTATGCCTTGGTTCTTGCGTGCCAGGCCCGAAGATGTCATCTTTCCCTGGGGCTGCACCGGTATTGAGTCAGCAGATTGGATCGCTATGCGCATCTTCCGGCGTGTTGTCGACCTTCAGGCTGACAAGAAGTACAGCAATACGAAAGATTTGGTCGGTGAGATCATTCCTGTGCGTACCTACCCTGAAGGGGGCAGGCTTACAGATTGGAAGGAAGCCACCAACTTCAGCCCCGACCCTCAAGCTAGATGGGTCGAGCTTTGGCAAGTCCATGATGCCAGGTCTGGCAAGGTTCTAGCCTTTACGATGCAAAATGAAAACACTTTGTTGCGAAAAGACAACGATGATATGCAGGTTAATGGCCTGCCAGCTGAGACGCTGACCTTTAATCCTGATCCAGATTACATCTACGGCATTCCGGATGCCAGAATCATTGAGCCGCAACTGCTTGAGATGATGGACATTAGAACTCAGAGTATGAAGCACAGGCAGGTCAATATCATAAAATCCCTCATCAAGAAGGGTGCCTTAGATGCAGAGCAGAAGCAGAAGCTCAAGTCAGGCGACATCGGTGCCTTCGTCGAGGTGGAGACAGAGATGGGTCTAAGGGACAGCGTCGTCCCTCTTAACCCAGGTGTCGGCGGCATCCTGGAGGAGCTGACTGGGATGGGTAATGTGGTACAGGGAGACGTAAGGGAGATGGTCGGCTTTAGCCGTATCTTGCAAGGAGAGTATCAAGGAAAGACCCACGTCACCAGCGCTGAGACGCAGGCTGTCATGGCCTCCGCCAACATCAGGTTAGATGAGAGGCGAGATGCCATCGTCGATCTGCTGACGAGGGTAATTAGCAAATTCAACGCCTACATCTTTAAATATTGGACCCGCGACCGTGTCGAGAGCATTGTAGGACCTGATGGAGCGCAGTACTGGGTCAAGTATTCTGGTAAAGAGATTGCTGATGAGTATGACATCATCATAGAGCCAGAGGAAGGTACGAATCTAGATACTACGACCAAAAGGCAAGAGTATATGGAGGCAGCGCAGGCGTGGGCCCAGATGAACCAGCCTATGATTGAGGCCGGTGCCCCCATCCCTGATGAGATACAAAGGGTCATGTTTAATCAGTTTGACGACCTGGGGCTCGACATAGATAAGCTGCTAGCACAGACTAGGGCAGGCAACCAGATGGCCCAGCAGAAAATGGCTATGGAAGCTTTGGGAGGTGCAGCAAGCAGCCCCCAGACAGCTATGAGGCCCCACCAACTGGCAGCAGTGCAGCAAGCTAAAAAGCCTCCGATGCAAGGTAACCTTAATGTGAGGAATGCTATGAGGCCGGCACCGATGGTGCCGCAGGCAGGAGGTGGCTAGCTTATGAGATCAATAAAAACCAAAAACAACCCTTTTTTGGGCGCTGACCCGGCGAACTTAACATAACATGGCAAGCATAATCATCCAAAAGGACGATCCCTATGGCACAGCTAAAAGGTCCCCGGAAGGCCGCAGAATTGCCAGGAGCGCAGACTATGTTCGTGGCTGGTGGGAAAATATTGGCCCTGAGCCAATTTTCATCCAGGATAAGGAGCATCTTAAGAAGGTCTGCCTTGAGATTGGCCGCAAGACAGGGCGCACCATCATCCCTAAGATGTTCATGAAGTCAAGGAGCCAAGGTAAGGGCTTTGAATGGAGCTACTAAAAGGAGGAAGCGATGGCATTGACAGCTAAAGGAAATAAGAAATTGACTATCACCTTGCAGATTACCAAAGAGCCTAGATACGACTTTGAAGGGGAATGGTCGGGCCGCGACATCAGTTTAGTCGCCCGCACCATTGTCCGTGCTTACAGGAAGGTGCAGTTGGTAGCACGAAAGGAAGCGATGGCAGCAAACCCAACGATTGGGGGCTTAACAGGAAGCGAAAACCAAGTAACAACCACCGCGACGGAGGTGTAACATGGCTGAGACAGCCGCAGGGCAGCAAAATCAAGAAAACCAAGTTTCGAAGACTGAATTCGACGCATTGAACGCCAAGAATGCCGAGCTTAGCAGGACCCTCGATCAGCTTAAGGGCCAACTGCTCGACACCGACTACCTAAGCTATCTTGAAGCAAAGAAAGCTCAAGGTACGAAGCCACAGCAGCCGACAGGCCAACCTAATGCCAATGCTAGCATAGCCAACCTGACACTGGGACAGTTGCAGCAAGTTATCGCAGCCCAGCTCAACCAAGGTTTCTCCGAGTGGGGTAAACCCATCTATGAAAGGCTAAATGCAGTATCGGCAGCACAAGAAGTTGAGGCTGTGCGAGGCAAATATGGCGACTTCGACGATTTCAGAGATCAGACAGTGGCAGTTTTGGAGAGCACCCCTAATACGGAGTTAAACATTGAGCAAGCCTATCTTATTGCTAAGGCTAATTGGGCCAACGATCAGGCGGCCCAGAACAACGGCGATAGGCAGAATGGCCAGGGCAACCAGCAGCAACAGCAGCAAGCCCCTCAAGGCGGCGAGAAGCCTGGTGGCACAGTTCCCCTTCCAGGGGAGACAGCTCAGCGTTTTAAGAATCCGACCGACGCAGGTAATGCTGCGTGGAATGAGGTGCGCCAGAGGCACGGTCTGACTTCGGACACAATATAGACTGGAGCAACAAAATGGCAACACCAACCAGAACGGAGGTCCTTGATGACCTCTATACGACAACCTGGACGAACCGAAAAAAAGAGGTAACTGACTCCATATTCACCGCTACACCACTGACAAACGAACTGTTTAAAAGAGGCGGGATTGTGCTCAATGGCACAGGTGGTCGTTACCTCGAAATTCCTTTAAGCTATGCGAAGAACGAAACTGTCACCTCCATCGGGCGCGGCGACACCGTCTCTCTCTCTGAGACCAAGTTCCTAACTGTCGCTCAGTATCTTTGGAAATGGATGGCCGGTTCTATCGTGCGCTACTTCACTGACGACACACAGAACAAATCGGTGCAGCAGCACATCAACTGGGCCAACGCTAAAATCGACAACCTGCGTGACTCCTTGACTGACCTCATTGAGCAGCAGCTTTTTAAAGATGGCAGCGGCAACGGCAACAAAGATATCGACGGTTTAGGTAACATCGTTGATAGCACACCGACCTCTGCTCGTACCGTAGGCAACATTGCGCAAACCACCTACACCTGGTGGCAAAATCGGCAGAAGACTGCAACAGGAGCCGCTTCTGTCTACCTTCTGTCCGATATGCGCAACCTGGCTAACACCTGTTCTGAAGGCAAGACTCGTATGCTGCCTAACATCATCATCACGACCCAGACAGTTGCCGAGTTATTCGACGACGAAGTTCTGGAGCAGCGTATGATTATCAACGTCAAGGAAGGCGCAGACCCTGAGTCTATGTCGACAGCATGGAAGGGTATCCCCTTGCTTTGGAGCTCGCAATGCCCCTCTGGTGCCATGTACTTCCTAAATAGCAAGTATTGCGGCATCAACATTGACCCGGATGTCAACTTTGACATGACGGAGTGGAAGCCGATCCCCAATCAGGTCAATGACAGGGTGGCACAAATCGTCATCAAACTGGACTTCATCAGCTCTCGTCGGCAGAGCTTAGGGGTCTTAACTGGAGTAGCATAGTTTACCTCCGAGCCCCAAGACAATGGGACTTAAATAGGTAGCCTATAAACCAAAGGAGAGTATCATGAGCGTACCATCGAATGAAGTGTTAGTCAGGGACCCGATTATCCCGGTTCCTCAAAGCATCTACGAAGTTGTCAACACCGTCGTTACAGGCACCCAGCAAGCTCCACTCGGCACCCGCCTTCGCATGTCTGACCGTACCTACTACTATGCGCAGGCTTCTGCCTCCGTAGCTGGTGGTACTGTCATGTGCGCGGCCCCTGAAGTGGCCTCGTATCAAAGCGGCTTGCTGCTGGTAGCTTCTACAGCCGCTGGTGCCAAAGTCATCTCCGTCACCTCGACAGGTGTAGCTGCTGCCGTCAACACCTATGCCGAAGGCTTCTTCGGTGTAGCTAGCGGCACTAACGTCGGCGAGATGTACCGCATCAAGAGCAACACTGTGGCATCGGGCGGTATTTGCCAGATCACCCTGTATGACGGCCTTAACACCGCTGTCACCTCAGGCTCAGCTTTCTGGATCGTGCCTAACTCCTACAACCTCTGCTTTGTCGGTTCTGAGGCACTGCACTGTGCTGTAGGTGTAACCCCTGTCAACGTCACCTCTGGTGGCTACTTCTGGCTCCAGACATGGGGGCGTGCTAATCCGACGCACGTCGGAGCTACTGTACCTGCGGCCAGCTTACGCCTTGGCACTACAGGAAGCGTCGTTTCTCTGTTTGCTACAGGAACGCTGGGCTCTACAGGCAACGCTTTGCCTGACTATAGCTACGCAATAGGTAAGAACAGCTCGTTAGCTGCGACAGCTGGACAAGCTAACCCTGTCTACTTAAGCATTCAAAACTAGAAATGAGCGAATTACGGGGAGGGTCCTGGGTAACCTGGGGCCCTTCCCCGGAAGGTAAGCGAGGAGGACGAATGGCAGAAGGAAGATTATTTATACCGAGAAAGCTGTCAATTTTTACGCGCATCTACCACTATTTTCTCAGCTTCAACATGTGTAAATGCGTTGAACCAAAGTACGAGGTGCTAAAGGGCATCCTCTGCTGTAACTTCTGCAATAAGCCAGTTAAATGGGAAGCACGACAAAAGGAGACGAAATGAGCGACGTTATACCAGGAAATGGGCAACCGAAGCCGGGCGAACTACCTCCCTTAGTGAGGGAAAACATTGAACTCAAGAACCAAATTACATTTTTGCAAAATAGGCTAACTGAGCTTACTCCGCCGCTACCGGCCCCTAAGTTGCCGACGATGGACATGCCTGCTGATCCTGTTGTCCCTGGCGCAGCCCCTCTATCTCCCGGAGGGGCCAGGGCTAACTGTGAAGGCTTTATTGAAACCTCGCCCCAGCCAGAGCAGTCTATTGTGCCGCCTCCTCCCGAAGGCAAGTTACGCATTATGATCGGCATACCCATGTTATCTGTCTCCTACGAATTCTTCGAGAGCTTCTTAAAATTCTGGACGATGCTGCTAGCTGCCCGCGACCCTCGATACGAAGTCTGCTATCATTTTGCCTATCGCCGTCCTGTCCATATGGCAGAGGAGTATTTAGTTAAGACTGCCCAGTTTAACAAATGCACCCACATCCTTCTGATGGACGATGACATCTTCGATGTCACGCCAGACGACCTCCATAAGCTTATCGAGGCCAACGTGCCATTTATCAGTGGCGTCATGCACGCCAGCAAGTTCCCTCATGCCATGTGCGTCTTTCGCCGCTACGACCTTACCAAGAAGGTCATCGATATGCCAGCCGACAACTCGATGTATCGTCTTTACGAGGTGCCTCCTAAGTGCCCTCATTGCCAATATAATCAGCCTAGTTGGGACGTCCACTTCTGTTACAGCTGCGGCAAGGAGATCAACATCGAAGTGCAGGAGTGTGACCTAACACCATTTCCCTTCACGCTGATTGACCTGAAGGTTTTTGACCAAATTAAGCAGCCATGGTTCCATTGTACCAGCATGTACCCTACCGACAGCTGGTTTTGTGATAGGCTGCTGGAGGCGGGTATCAAACCTCGCGCCCACATGACGGTGCGTCTGAACCATGCCGGTATTACCGACGATACGAAGCCCCACTTTGCCAACATGGGTATGGCTCGTATGCAGCGCAACAAGGCTGTGGTGAACCTTGCTCCTGACCAGATGGAGATTCACCAGGCTATGCTCTACAACAAGATGCAGGCAGTTGAGGCCAGTATCAAGCCCAAGCCTCCCATCGTAGGTGAGGGCAACATAGTCAAGGGGGATAAAACCTATAACGAAACTGTAGCTAATAGAGACCTTACTCTAGTGACGGTCGGAAAGTAGGAGGGCCTATGGCCAAGAAAAGTAACTATCATGCAGATTCGATAGATTCGGTAGGTGAGAACGGCGCTGGCGCAGCGCCTGACCTCAAACCCTATAGCAAAAACACAGAGTCAGAAGGAAGTGCGATGCACGACCTGGTGCCAAATCACTACGAGCCCACCCACGTCATCCACAAAGGCCACGGTGGAATCTCTGGCGCTAGCATAGACGGCTATCATAAAAAGTAAGCGACAACGTAAAATACGGAATAGCCTGTAACCCTATAGACAGGCAGAAGGATCAGTATGACAAAACGACGCAGAGTTTCCGAACTGGTTTTCGGCAGGTCCCATGGATTTAAAACAGGCGCTAAGACCCCTATTGTGGTGGCAACTGGAGGCACCGGCACCATTGGAGCAGGAGGTATTATTACCCTGGTTGCAGGAGCTACTTCAACACAATGCTATCTAACTGTCAGCAGCGGCACTCAAATTGGCACCCTTATTGGAACTGAGCAAGGCTTAAAGGCCCCAATCTAGGAGACCAACATGTCTAAAAGAAGGCGCGTATCCGAGCTAGTTTATCATAATAACAGGAAACTCAAATATCCCGCAAAGATAGTTGTTGTTGATGCCGGTACAGGCACCTGCGCTCTTAAGGGTGTTTATACGCTCGTAGCTACAACAGGGGCTTCCCATGCAGCTACACGATGCTATTTAACTCAATTAGTAGCAAACAGTGCTGGAACTTTGGTAGGTACAGCATAGGAGACAAAATGTCTAGGAAGAACCTACATTCTTTGGGAACCTGTAATATAGGACGTGGAGTAGCTCCAAGTGGAAGAACCTTCGTTGTTCCATTTGCTAATTATACCACAGCAACTGCTTCAGCTGGTGACACTATGATCGTTACCACAGATAGTGGATTCTATGTGTTTCAATTCAATGCAGCTACAACTGGAGGAGCAGGATTCCCAGCTGTCATAAACATCGGGACATTTGCTCCATATCAAGGAACAGCTGGTTAGCTAAGGATTACAATGGCTTCTAACTTGACATACTTACAGATGCAGCAGGAGGCCTTAGATAACCTAGCTAAGTCAGGGGCCCTTAATCTTCAATCAGGGGCCAACTTGCAGAATCGCATGGGCACCTGGGTCAACCGTGCGCAACTATGGCTCTCACGTAAGGTAGACCTTCTAAACTACGACTTGACGACGCAGACGGTAGCGGGGCAGCAAACCTACAGCTTCCCCTCTACCCTGCGTCGCAGCTACACTTTGCGTCTGATTGACGGCCTTAACTCCCGTCGCCTCTCCTGCACGATGCCTTGGGAGATGGATCGCAAAGTGCCTTATGCGCCAGCCCTGACGCAGGCTCGCAGCTGGTTCTACATTCCCTTCAAGGAGACGCTGACATTTCAGCTGTTTCCTATACCAGACAATGTCTATGGGCTGGAGCTTCGCTGCTCCCTCTATCCCTCAGACATGGTCAACACCACAGATGTCAGCCAATACACCAACTGCGACGATGCTATCATAGCCTACGCTACGATGTTCGGCTTCCGCTGGCTGCAAGAGACGAAGGACGCTCAATATTGGGAATCTTGCGGCGACCAAATCGTTAAGATGATAAAGGAGAACGCTGACGAGGCTCACCGCTTCGTTGACTGGACGCCCACACCTGAAGGCTTCAGCAGCCACGACATCGACTTCTCCGGCGACTATTTCAACAATCCCTTTATACGCGATACGAATCTCAATACTTGGTGGAGATGATGCGTGACAAATTGGGCTGGTTTTACTCCAGGAGAGACATGGATTCCGACGATGGGGACGGCTTCAGGCTACTGGACCTCTACAAGCCTTCCTACCGTCGCATTCTCAGGAACGCAGTACAGCTATCAGCACGTCTGGAGCCAATGGGGAACATACGCATGGGCATCTATTCAAAGTTCAGGACTTCTGTGGGAGCAGTTAGCCGGCTACACATTTATAACTTCGGCTGCCAAGAATAATACTACATGGTCATAAGGAGGATTTATGTATCAAGCTAATGCAATGCAGTATTTAGCAACATCAGCAGGAGCAAGTATAACTGCTCTAACTGGTGCAGGCTATTGGGGAGGCATTTTTGCCTACTGCTCAGGTGCTGCTGGCAGCCTTACAGTAAAAGACAGCGCTGCTATAATACTTATTTGGTCTGGTGCTGCTGCTGCCACTATTTCCTACAACCCCGTATTCGCAGTAGCTGTTACTGGAGGCTTAAGCGTTACCGGCAGTGGTGGTGTTGCCTACATAGTTAATTATCGTAGTCAGTAGGAGCTTAGATGTCAACACAGTCACCTAATTTCAATTTGACGATTGCTACAACGTCTGACCAGGTTAATGTCGTTACCCAGATAGCCAACAATTTCTCGACGCTGGATACGATGCTTTCCTATGTTCATGCCACAACGGGAGGCATTAAGCCTTCTACCTTCCTGCCTGTGCCTCAGCTGTCAAGCCCCACAGTTACAGGCAGCATGACAGGCGTCTTTAGCATCACCGCCTCTACTGGCCTCTTTAACACTGTCACCTGTACCAGTGGTAACGTCACATTCGGCTACGTCGGCATTGGCACCTACAGCCTTCCGACAACGCTGGGCTCAACAGGAGCACTGCTGACAGTTCAGACAGGCAACGCGCAATGGGTTAGCCCATCCGGAGGAACGGGAGCTAACACAGGTCTAAGCAACCTAGCTTCAGTTGCTATCAACACCAACCTTAACAGCTTCACTGCCTCCGCGGTGACGATGTCTGCTGTCATAGCGACAAGCGGCTCCTTGACGGGCCTGACTGTGTTTCAGGCAACTACAGGGACATTTGCAGGCAACGTCTCCATTACAGGCACTTTGACAGCTAATGCGGTAGTGCATACAGGAGGCATTGGCACCTACAGTTCGTTATCTGTCGGCACCTATGCCATGCCAGCAACACTCGGCTCTAACAGCACCGTTCTTTTTGTGACAACCGGAGCTTTGAACTTTTATGCTCCTGGAACACCAGGCCCATCATTTAGCTACGTGTCTATTAACAGTGCTCAAGCAACAGCAACAAGCACCATTGTCCCAACATACAATGCTCAAATTCTAGATGCTAGCAGTGTTGTCACAACAGGGGGCACGTTTACAGTTTCTGTCTCTGGAACCTATGAAATAAATGCCTACATGACTATAATCAATTCAGGAGGAGCTTCATGCACTGCTGGAGTATATAAGAATGGGGTAGCTTTTATTAATGCTATTCAAAACGGTGGATCAGGAACCACCCCCATACCCATAGCTTTTATAACTCCACTTACTTCTGGAGACGTCATAAGTTTATTTGTTAAAAACGCTGCTGCCGCTGGCAGCTTAAGCCTCTCTAACACTTCTTTAAATGGAGCAGGTTACTTTAACGGCAAGCGTCTTTACTCATTCTAGGAACCACAAATGTCTCGTTACGGTTTTCAAATAGGTCAGGGCATGTTCATGGCAAGCAACTTCACCACGTTGACGGTGACTGCCTCCGCCCAGGCCCTTGCCGGTTACGGCCCCTCCATCATCCGTGCGTTACTTACGGTGGAAGGCTCCTCAGCTCGTTACAACTATGACGGATCAACACCAACAAGCAGTGTCGGCCACATGGTCAACTCAGGAGATGTCATTCAAATTCTAGGGGCCAACAACTTGCAACAATTTAACGTAATCTCCCTCGGCACGACGACATTCATGATAACTTACGAGACGGGAGCGAGACCTTAATGGGCAGCATAATTTCACATGGAGGCGGATCACTCATAGACCGGGCAGGCGGCAGCAACGCCATTCCAGAACTGTCATCTGACCCCAGCAGTCCAGCAGCGCAGTCCGCCTGGGTACTTCGAAGCGGGCAGGGTGGCGCCGGGCTAGACGGCATTAGCGGCACTCCTATAGGTTTTCTGCTACTCTTAACATACGCAGGGGTCCAAGGTGTCGCCTACAGCTATCAATTTAGCTACAGAACCACTGAAAATACGACAGTACGCGCAGCACTTTCTTAAGGAGTGATCGATGGCCGACGGAATTCAAATAAATACGGGAACTGGTCCAATAGTAGCAGCGGAGCTTATTGGCACAGCAGCGTTGCAGCGCGTCAAGCTAGTGCTAGGTAACGTAGACACTGACAGTGGTGACGTTTCTGTAAGCAACATGTTGCCTATCACAGGCACGGGTCTTACTATCGCGTCAATAGCTACAGGCACAGTAAATGTTGTCAATGTCATCTCTGCCTCCAACGTCACCGTCGCTTCAGTTGCTACGGGCACGATGAATGTTGTTAATGTCTTATCAGCCTCTGGCGTTACGGTGGCGTCTGTAGCCACAGGTACGATGAACGTAGTTAACACAGTCACTGTCACAGCGGCCAATGTCACAGTGGCATCTGTGGCGACAGGCACCATGAACGTCGTCAACGTACTGTCTGCCAGCAATGTAACTGTGGCGTCAGTTGCTACGGGCACCTTTTCTATGAGTGGAACTAGTAACGTAGCAGTAGTGTCTACTTATGTGCCAGTAACCATAGGCAATGGCAATTTCACTGTAACCAACAGTGGGACGGCTGTGCAAATTTCTGTGGCTAGCGTAGCTTGCTCCTACGTCGTCTTGGTAGGCAACTCGACTAATACCGGCTCTTTATGGGTAGGCGGCTCTACGGTAACTGTTGGCAACGGTCTTCCTTTACTAGCTTTACAGACACAGCGTCTAGATATCAATAACTTAAATAAAGTATATGTTAACGCTGACGCAAATGGCGAAAGTGGAACTTATGTCTATGTTGTCTAAACTTATAGTTTTCTTGTGCGTAGCCAGCATAGCATTTGCTGACAACCCACCTTTTCAGCTGTATGACAATGGAACTAATAAGGGCGTCGTCTTTAGCCTAAATTGCACCAATGGTGTAACCTGCTCTAAATCTGGTGTTGCTGGCACAATTCAAGGTGGAAATAGCGGCTGGGTTATTTCCGGTTCTAATATTTATGAGACAGGAAGCAATGTTGGTATTGGCTCTGCAACGCCAGGCGCATTGCTTGACGTTTCTGGAACGGTACGATTTAAAAGCATGGTTGATTCCAAGTCAATATTCAACAACGGCGAGTACGACAACGGGACCTGCACCACAGCGGCCACTATAGACCCTGCCAACGGGACACGTCAAAAGCTCACCTTGACCAACGGTGACGCTTGCGCCTTGACCTTTACCCAGCCGGTCGTGGGTACATCCGTAATATCTCTTAAAATCGTTCAAAGCGCGGTATCCAGCTACAACGGCACGATCAGCGGTTGCAAATGGGCCGGCGGCTCGGCAATGGTGCCAACGGCTACAAACGCCGCTGTAGACTACATCTCCGTCTACGAGGACGGTACTAACGCATATTGCGGGATTGTGGGGCAGGCGTTTTCATGATTAAAGTCTTACTTACATTATTATTGCTTCTTGGGTGGGCTGGCGGAGCTTTGGCTGACCTATGCACAACGTCTCAAGCTTGTTGGAAATTCTCTGAAGGAAGCGGAACGACTACGGCGGATAGCAGCGGCAATTCAAACACTTTGACTTTTGGTTCATCGGGGCATCCGGCATGGAGTTCAACAGTCCCCAATTATGCTGTCAGCGGTTCTGCTTCCCATTCGGTTTTATATGCCGATGGGGATATTTTAAGCGCACCAGCTTCCTCTACTTTAAACAACCTAACATCTGGAATGACAGCTACGGCGTGGGTTTATAATACAGATACTAGTGGAGGGTTAGGTTATAGAATTTTCGATAAAGACGCATCTGGTTCCGAAGGATGGCTTGTTTTAAACAAATCATGTACTACTGCTTATTGTCTTGAATTTATAGCCAAGTTTAGTTCGACAGAACTCGATCGCGGTGTTAACACCAATGGGCACGGCTTTAGTTTAAATGCTTGGCATTTTATAGCAATAACTTGGGATGGATCAACAACAGCAACTAATGTACATATTTACGTGGATAATTCAGAAATTTCTTACGATATAACCTCAAACGGGTCTGGGACATATCAGAATGATTCAGGAAGTTCTCTTTATATTGGGAATCGCTCCGATGAAGGAAGAAGCTTTATTGGTTATATTACAGATGTTCAAGTATTTAATAGTGTTCTAAGTTCGACTAACCTGACAAAACTTTACAATTACGGCCCTACGGGAGGTGGCGCATCATCGCCCCACGTCTCCGGCGACTTCGACTTTTAAAACAGGAGGTATCAAATGAGAAAATTATTACCAGAGTCCATCTTAGCTTTTTTGCTTTTAGGTTGCATTGCGTATGCGGCCACGGAGATCGAGAGCATCAACGTGGATTTCGCACATAAAAATGCGACGGCTTATTATGAGGATGGAAGTTTTGGCTTAGTCAATGATGTTAATACTAACGGTGATAAGATTGAATCAAACGCCTTTATACCAAGCGGAGCCACGACGACGGTACAAGTCACGGGAAATGCTTTCACGCAGTTGTTTGGGGGACTTATCAAGCAGAACGCGGTCAATATGGATACGGTGACGGCGGCTACGATCAACCAGACCGGCGTCTATATCGCTTCTACCGACGAGCAGACAATGAATGTTTGGAAAAACGGGACTTATTAACTTGCATCTTATAGCGTTTTACGGAGGTGATGTGTGAGTAACGGACAATGGGATGGGACGCCACGGCGAAAAACGGACTTCGGAGACAACGGAGAGGCAGCAGTGGCTGTAGTACTAGCCCGTATTGATGAGAGGGTCAACACTTTAATAAGCAGCGCTCTTGAAGTCAGAAAAGAACTTGAGGAACACAAGAAAGATGATGATAGGAAATTTGACAACATCAATCACACAATCTGGTGGGCAGGTGGTGCGGTAGCTTGCTTGCTGGCAGTAATCGATATAATATTTAAAAGATAGGAGAATTTATGGCACTCGGTGACGGAAGCGTTTGGGACGAGTCCAATCCACAGCAATCAACTTTTGTTAATCAGGGCCCTCTTTACGAGACTGACTTCAAGGTAGGAGTGCGCTCCCGTATGGCCCAAGAGCACGTCTGGCCTAGTAGCCAGTCTGCCACCTCCTTAGCGGGGCAGCATACCTACATTAGCTTGCAGGGCCAGACGGGTACACCAGTGATGCCCCTAGTTGGCACAACGACCCAAGCAGGGATGCTCTACGCCAATACCAACTACGCCCTTCTGTACCAGAATGCTACAGGCGGCGTCAAGACTGTCATCAACTCAGCCGGCTCGGTTAACATTGTTGGAGCTTCCTACTCCTCAACAGGCACACTTGGTGAGATGGTAGTTGGCACTTCTGGAGGCACGCTGGTTATCTTGACCCCAGCCACAACGCAGGGCATGATTCTCATTTCCACCACAGCCTCTCCAGGTGTTGGGTGGTCTAACACGGCAGGTTTCGGTGTGTGGGCTGCCTCCAATGCTGGCACAAACCAAGCTACCTCTGATGGCTTCTACATCGTGTCGGCCAACATTGCGGGAGGCAACATTCTTACATTTTCAATCTACAGCGATGGGAACTCAAATCCCTCAACTATCAGAGCCCGTAACGTAATTTACGCGACAGGCGGCACCAACATGTATACCTTGATGTCTCCAGTTAGAAGCGGTGATTATTACAGCGCAGTTGCATCAGGAGGAAGTGTCAACACAGCATATTTTCTGCCTTTAGGAGTCTAATGAAACGTCGTCAGTCAGTCGAAATCTACTCCCCAGTCCTTGGCATCAAATCAGACATGATGCCAGAGCTTCTTGACCCCCGCGCTGCCGCCTCAGGAGCTAACTTCAAATGCTACTTTGGCGTCAACCAGAAAGAGTATGGCACCTCCTTGTGGGCCACCGCCACAGCTGCCTTCTTCACTACAGCACCGACGATGCTCTTTGCTGCCACCTTTCCTGGCATCTCAATCTTGGAAGTAGCTACCCCAACCAACCTCTATATGTACAACGCCAATACTGACCTCTATGTCAATGATGGGCAAACCTACACCGGCACCTACAACGACTACTGGTCAGCTGTCATGTTCAACAATGCTATGATCTTCACCAACGGCAAGGACCCGATGCAGATAAAAACTGCCTATAACAATACCGGCACCAACCTAGCTTCAGCTGTCAGCCCCACAACCTTCAACGCATGGTGCCTTCAGGGACTCAATGGTTACCTTAATCTCTACCACACCTTCGAGAATGGCGCAGAGTTTTTCAAGCGGGTTCGCTGGTCGTCTCAAGCCCCCCTCAGCTACACGGCAGGAACGCAGGACTTCTCTAGCGGTGTAGCGGGGGCGCAAGACCTAGATGATGGTGAAGGCAACCTGATGCAAGCCGTCCCTCTTGCCGGTGGCATGGTCATCTACTTCGAGAACAGCATCCACTATCAATACTTCGTAGGTGGCGATCAGGTGTGGCAATTCCAGAAAATGGTCCCCGGTGTGGGCATCCCCAGTCGTCGCGCCGCCTACGGCTACCAAGAAGTCAACTTCTTCATCAGCAACAACAACGTCTATCGCTACTACGGAGGATACTACCTTGATCCCATCGGAGAACCAATCAAACAAGCCCTCTTTGCCGAACTCAACCAAGGAGCCATCAACACCGTCTGGCTGGACTATGACAAGCATGAAGCTGAACTCCTGGTCAATATTCCTACAGGGACATCAACCACCCCCAACGTCACCTGGGTCTACCGTGTGGCAGATAAAGCCTGGACAAGGCGCATCAGAGCACACTCCAGCGGCACCATCTACGGACGTGAAGCAGGGCTGACTTACGGACAAATAACGACACCTTTCGGCGGCCAGAACTACACCTTCGGAGATTGCAACGTACAGCAGGGGGCAGCTACCAAGCTCTACGGCGATGTGCAGGGCCGCGTTGTCAAGACTGACATCACAGTCTATTCACAAAGCATAGCCGGTACGCAAGTAGCACAGACCTACGTCTACGACACACCTGACATCACAGGCAATAAGGAGACTGATCCACAAGAGGGAGACCACGCGGAGTTCACTGTCACCAACCAACGATGGCAAAGGTTGACGACAGAGATGTATGGCACTGGCCAGATGCACATTTTAACTTCGACAGACCATGGCAACACTTTCTATGAACTTTCGCAGTCGCCTGTGACACTATCTAATACTGCACAGACCTACATGCTCGACATGGATGTAAGCAATCCTTACATCCGTATACGCTACACTAATAGTGGCCTAAACGACTTCGTAGCCGTGCGATACGCAAAACTTGACTTTGTGCCGGGAGCACAATGGTAATATGAGTGTACCATCTAACATATCGATAACGTCTTTGCCTAGGGTGCCTGACAGCCTTCAGAAAATTGACCAAGAGCTGTTCGACTATCTCAATCAGCACAGGCTTGTTTTGCAGCAGATTGTGCAGGGACACTTCACTTCGATCAACGGGCTAACACAGGCCATCAACAAGGGAACGTCGGGCAGCTTTAGCATCACAGCGGTGGGGCACGTATTTATAACCAGTGGCGTGATAACGGCTATTACGACGACATAAGGAGTTTACTATGGGATTTTTTGACAGTTCTGCCAAAAGTTATTCTACTTTAGACAGCGGCCAGCAGTCTGTAGAAGGCAACCTAGTACCGCAGTTTAACCAGAATTTAGCTGCTGGGCCTTCGCAGTACATATATAAAGGCAACCTTACTGCCCCGATCACAGCTGGCGAGCAGGGTGTCGTAGACCAAAATGCCCGTATAAATGCCCTTGCCGGAAATACCTACAGTCAGATAGGCACATACAGCCCTTCAGACATCAACAACCAATTTGATACAAATATTCAAGCTCCCGCGATGCGCAACTGGGAGCAGAATGTTGCTCCCTATCTACGTGAATCTATGCCATCCTTCTCCTCTGAACAGGGGAATGTCCTGGCTCGCGCTCTCAACACTGAGCAGAACAACCTAGATCAGATGCGCGTAGGATACCAGCAGCAGGGGCAGGTTAATGCTCTCAATGCACTTCAAGGGGCAAATCAATACTACCAAGGATCAGAAGCTATCCAGGCTGTTCCAAGAGAAATTCAGCAAGCTGGTCTCGATAAACAATACACAGCCTTCATTCAGGGCAACCAACTCTATCAACAGAATGTCAATCAAATGTTAAACTACTTAGGTATTCAGACACAAGCGCTCCAGCCTCAATCTTCTCCTTTCCAGAATGTTCTTGCCGGGATACAGACGGCAGCTAATGTTGCAAGCGCTATGAGTGGTGGTGGCCCCGGAAGCAGTGCTGGATGGCAACCATCAGCGCTTGAAGCATTTGGCGGAGGCACATCTCCCTATCAAGGTCCCAGCAGCGCCGAGCTTAATTCAGACCCAAATCAATGGAGTTTTGCATCTATGGCAGGAGCATAAGGAGAAAATATGGGCGCAACTCAAATAATGTACCAACAAGAAGACCCTACAGCTAAAATGATAGCTGATGCTGGAGATAGCATTACCCAAACTATCCAGCGAGAGCAGGCTATGCAACTCACAGCTCGCTACTACAAAACCATGCAGCAGAATGCTGATACTGAGCAGATGAAGGCCCATTGGCAACGTAAAGCTGATTTCACCAAAGCTCTTATCGACATCAAGCGAAACCTCGGCAACAATCCTCAAGCTGCCGCCATAGCCCTCAAGGACCAAATGGATGGGCTTCACGGAGGAGATCAGCAGCAGGGATTCCAAGACCTAGCTCAGATAGGAAAAGACAGCGACGAGCGTTACCAGCAGCTGGCAGGAGCGATGGCTCCTCAGGCAGGAGAAGTCACTCCAGCGCAGGCGCAGGGGGCCCAAGCAAACGAAGCTAACGCAACAGCTCAAGTCAATGCTATTAAAGCCGACCAGATGCGTAACCCACAAAAATATATTCAAATGATGCAGCAAGCGCAGCAAGGGAGTCAGCAGACAGGACAGCAACTAGGAGGACAAGCTCAGCAGCCTCAAGTACAAGACATGGCTAATGCTCCTCCCATGATGTCTAATTATGATATGGATATGGGAAATATGCGAGTAGGGTTTACTAACCCCGCCGCAAAATATCGCGAAGCTATGGCTGGTGTTGCAGGCAGCGAGTACGGCCAGAAGCAGATGGCTCTTGCTCCCTACAAGCAAAACCTTAAGGACCTCAAGGCATCCTTAAACCAAGCTATCCAGGAACAAGGCGGCCCCGCTGCTAGCGAAGTCGAAGCTGGCATCAAGGGCTTCGGAGGGAAGTTCCTTGGAGAGGTGAAACCCAACAGTTCCATCGCAGGTTTCGACGATTCCCTCAATACGCTAGCTAACAGCTTAACATCCGACATCAACCGTGGTCGTCCCAACACTGTCGAGTTACAAGGTGTCAAAGAAGGTATGCCTAACCGCTACCACTCTGCCGTCACCAACGCTATCCTTTTCAGACGTCTAGAGAATATGGGAACATTGCCAGGAGACAAGCCGATGGATTGGGCTATGATGCTTAATCAGAGCAGAATGATAGGCCAAGGCGACGATCAAATTACGCAACAGTTAAAGAATCAAGGATGGAGCGATGCTAGAATAAACGCTCAACTTAGACGCTACCATCAAAAAATGGGTGATTTATAATGGGTAAGCCGCAAAATGATGAACAAGTAGCTGACCAGCTTTTTGCACAAGTTTATGGAAATTCTGGAGACTCCGCAGACACAGGCACCGCTTCTGCTGATGATGCAGCATTCGACAAACAAATGGCTGCTAACAGAATGCAAAGCGTGTTGCAGCGGCGTGTGCAAGGACGTCAATGGAATAACCCTAACATATTTGCAGGTATGGGTGAGGATGCTGAGAACCATCCTATCCGTTCCATGTTTTTAGGTGCTCCTACTATCGCTCTGCGTGCTGCCAGTAATTTTGGTCAGGGCTTAGAAAATTCCTTTGCTCGCGTAGGAGATGCTTTACTTCCAGGAAACAAGGCCGAGCCTGACGTGGACGCTGGTCAAGTTCGACCTATGCAGATTGGGGACTTAGCTGCATCAAGAGGATTATCTGAACCAACATCCCAGGCGCTTGGTTTTGCCGGAAGTATGGCCATTCCGTTTAATCCCGCAAGAGGTGCCGGAGATGTTACAGCAGGAGTTTCTGGGGCAGCGGGGAATGCTATTAGGCAGCAAGCTCTTAAAAGAATTATTGGAGCTGCGCCCATGGCAGGTAAACCGATCCCAGCTATGCAGCATTTTTCTAATAATCCAAATATCTACAGTAAGGAGGTTGCAGAAAACATCGGCGAATATGGTTCTCAACTCGGCAACAAGATAGCTGCCGGCATCCAGAGCATCGGCAAGATGGCTCGTAGCCTGTATCAGAAAGCGTATACTAATGGCAATACAACGATGGTTAATCCACACGTACCCATCGACGTCAATGGCACAGACCTTGTAACCTCCCTGCAAAACAGACTGATGGGAGAAAGCCCTGAGATCGCCAGTGCTATTGGCAACACACCTTTGTGGAAGGAGCCTGCCAACGTAAATAGCATGTCGATGACTCATACCTATGTTCCTCCGCGGGGAACTGGCATCCTTGACCAATATGGCAATGAACTTACAGAAGCAGGACAGCACAGTCAAACAGGTGTTGTAACTTCCAAAGAAGGGCCTAACGTCTCCAAAGAAATGCAACACTTTGTAACTGATCCTAATACAGGGCAACAGCGCATTGCAGCTGTACGCACAGTCAATACAACCAGTGACGCTAATCCTCTACGCACCGTCACCATAAACGACGCTATTGACCGCCTTAAAAGCGGCTCTCCTGTAACAGTCAGCCAGCTGGGCTCTTTGCATAAGACACTTAATGGCATGGGCATGGCGACATCTTCTGGTATGGCTAGCGACGTCTCTAAAGTGCTAGCAGCACACGACGCTGATTTTGCTAAAGCTGATTCTGCATGGCAATCATATAGCAAACTAAAAAGTCCTGAAGTCGCTGGCAATCTTTTTGGAGGAATTAGTGGTAGTGGAAAAGCTGGCGACCAGACAGGCGAAAAGATACTCAACCATTTTCGTTACCCCCAATCTACTGATGCTTACCAAGCTCCATCAATAGTCGACCAAGAATTCTCTAAATATGGGTTGCCTAATAATTATACCAAACAAGTTAAAGATTTATCTTCCATAGACGGCCTTAATGATTTCGGGCCTCATGGTCACTTTGCCCAGGCTTCTTTAGTTCCCGTCGCTGCTGAAGTTCTTGGAGAGCATCTTCCTGGTATTGCAGGAGCAGTTGCTTCCCATCCAGCAATGCAAGCTGTAGCCGGTCTGGGAGCTATTGGAATCAATTTAGTTTCTTCGAAAGGCATTCAACGCAAACTTATAGAAGCTCTAACCGATAAAGGAGTTTTGCCAACAGGCTCTCGTCAACTGCTACAGTCACCGGCTGCAAAGTATCTTGCTGGCACAGTCAATCCAGCTAGTTGGGCTGCTGGAGGAGGAATGTCAGATTACCAACAAAAACAAGAAAACAGCTCTTGACAAACTACCCGCCTGAAGTATAATAGATATGCGAAAGGCGGTGTATATGAGAGACGAGTTTGGCAGATTTGTAAAGGGGTTTCGGTCTTCGCCAGATACTGAATTTAAACCTGGGGAGAACGCAGGAGAAAAAAATCATAATTGGACTGGTGGCAAAAAGAAGTCAGGTAACGGATATGTTTCTATATATTGCCCTGGGCATCCTAAAGCATACGTCAATTATGTTCTTGAACATCGTCTTGTAATGGAAAAACATTTAGGTAGGTATCTGCTGCCTGGAGAAGAAATTCATCATATTAATGGAATTAGGAGTGATAACCGTCTAGAGAACTTAGTATTATGCAAGACACACAAAGAGCACTCCAAATATCATCCTGCTTGGAACAAAGGAAAAGAGGGTGCTTATTCAGAGGAAGCATTAAAAAGGTTTAGCGAGCATAACAAGAGACGTTACCACTCAGGGGGCACTCCGATAGACCCTAAAACAGGGAGATTTATAAAGAAGGAGAAATAAGCGATGTTCTTAACCATTGTGATTGGAATAGTTTTATTTTTGTGGATGCTAGACAGGTCGGCTAGTCGTCATTGACATCTATGCTATACTAAGAACAGGAAGGACGCGACGTGGCTAATTTCTTATTCGTATCAGAGACTAATATGACCTTAGGTTTAGCGATGCGTGCTGAAATGGAAGGTCACGATGTTCGATACTTCTCTCCATCCCAGGCAGGCTCCGGTCTAGTCAAACTATTCAACAAAGATGAACGCTGGATACCCAATGTCGCCATCTACGATCATAACAGATTCGGCACCGAAGCTGACCAGATTCGCTCGGAGGGCTTCAAGGTCCTAGGGCCCAGCCGGTGGTCATCGATGCTAGAGACCGATGACAACTACCGTCAGCAGATCATCACATCTCTAGGCTGGCCCACAACCCCAATCAACGGCACCCATTTTTACATCAGCGCCTGGTTCAATGGCTCCTCTTTCACAGCCTCCTACACTTCCCTTGTCTACCGCAGGTTTATGGCGGGCGGCGGCGGGAGTGATCTTCTCTGCACGGGCCTGGTGAGCGACTTTCGCAGCCTCATGCCCCGCACTGAGGAAACCTTCTTGCGGCCTCTTGAAAAGACTCTAAAGAAAGTCAACCATCGCGGATGTGTGCATGTGCATGCTGTTGTCGACGCAGACTCCTACTACGTCAAAGAAATCTTCGCCAGCTTTGCCCATCCGCACAGCTTTGTCCTTTATGAGAACACAAACATTTCGGCCGCCGACATCTTGCTGCGCCTATTTGATGAGACATCAAAGCCCATCGTTACCCTATCACCTTGGGCTTGCGGCATTCAGGTATCTATTCCTCCATACCCCCATAACCTCGTAAGTCGCCAAATCCCCATAGACGGCATCATTCCCGCCAATCTCAAACACCTGTGGCTCGCTGACGTATCTTTGAAAGACAGCACTTATGCAGCAGGCCACAGGGGTCTTGTCGGCTATGTGACAGCGCGTGGCATTGACCCCAATGAGGCTGTCAGGCGCATGTACCGTACCGTTGGCAACCTTCGCATTCCTGACATGCAATACAGGAATGACATCGGACGCAACATACACAGTCTCATCGACTCTTTAACTAAACCAGGCTGGATCAATTAAGGAGGAACCATGGCTACCCCAACTGTTTCTAAAGGAATTCAAACAACCGAATTTATCCTGACGTGCGTCGTCAATGTGGCGGCCCTTGTTGGCTCCCTTACTAATGTCATTCCTGCCACCATAGCTATCTACGTCATTGCCGGCATCAACGCTGTCTACGGCATCCTGCGTACCATCGTGAAAGTGAATGACCCCGGCTACAACGTACCAGATCTTCCAACTCCAGCTGCCCCAAAGGTGTAATATGTGGGCGGCCATAGGTGGATTATTTACTTTGATTGTGATGGTTCTGAAGTTGTGGGCAGACAATGCATCTGCTAAGGAGGCCGAGCTAAATGCTATCAAAAAGGAAATCTCAAACGCCGTGGCAAGTGGGGATGCTGCTGCCATTAATGCTGCTATTCAGCGTCTTCGTAACTAGCTGCGTTCATAAGATGCCAGCCCCAGCACCACTTGTCGGAGTTGACATTGTGGAGCTCAAGGCCAACGAGGCAGCACCCTTTGCCGGCACCGAATTCTCACCGCGATACCTTAATAATTATCTTCAGTGGAAATGTCAGGAGACAGGAACATGCTAGGAGACGGATCACGCTTCGCATCAGGGGCATCTAAAATTATGAAGTCGGAAGGTTTATCGAAGGCCCGCGCTGGGGCTATTATGGCTGCGGCAGGCCGAAGAAAATATGGGGCTAAGCGGATGGCTCATTGGTCTGCTGCTGGGAGGCATCGGGCAAATAAGGGCGCTGCTGGGGAATGAAGTTAGGAAGATTTTTATAAAGGACTGAGGACACTACCTTAGTTACTTCTTCTGCTATAAATCTTTCTATAGCGGCATTAAGCGGGCGGATGAACGATATGCTTGTGCCGTTTGTTAATTTTTTTCCTGGGAAAAGCAATCTATAGCCGCCACTTTTCAAATTTGTATGCACTCCGACGCCATCTATTGCAAAAGAATCGAATAGGATAAATGAAACGAACCCCACAAGACCCTCTTTTGCTGGGTAAATAGGAACAAAGTGTATTTTCTGTACAACTTTTTTTCTACCGCTGCGAGGCATACTTTGTCATCTCCTCCCAATTCTTTCCTATCTTAACATCGACAGGTATGCGCAGAATCTTCCCATTAATCTCAATTGGCCTGTCCATGCACTCTTTTAGCATCTGCACCGTCTGAGCTACATTATCCTCTGCGCACTGTACTAACAAGCTATCATGCACTTGAAGCAGCAGCTCTATTCCCTTTTTATGCGCACAGATCATAGCCTGATTGATGATATCCGCCACCGTTGACTGTGGTATAAAGGCCAGACCTTTTTTCACCAGCTGCTCATTGTAGCGATCAAAGAAAGTTCTCTTACGCCCGAAAGGTGTCGTCAGGGTCCTGAATCGGCGCAGCTGACTAGCTATATCCAGATGCCAGTTAGCAATCTCTGGGTAGGTTGCAAAATATTGATTAAGCAGCTTCTTCGCCTGCGCTGTCTCAATACCGCACTGCTTAGCAAACGTGATAGGCCCCATGCCATAGTTGCTCGCATGTACAACACGCTTAGCCAGCTGTCTTTGCTCATCCGTCACTTCAGATTCTTGGCACTTGAAGATAACTGCCGCATTCTTGCGGTGGATGTCACCACCTTCCTCAAAGACTCTGATAAGTCTCTGCTCTCCTGCAAGGTATGCAACAACCCTTGCTTCAGCTTGGCTAAGGTCGGCATTAATGAAGACGCATCCCTCGTCGGCCACAAATAGGCTTCGGATGCCACCATTCGGGATATTTTGCAGATTTCCACCAGTTCCTCGTAGAGTTGCTGAGCTTGACAAGCGGCCCGTTTCCGTCCCTGTGATGTTGTACGTGCAGCGAATTCTTTTATCCTCATCGAGTCGCATGTCGAGATAGGTCGAGATGATCTTCGTCTTCTCCCTGATCTTAATGATTGTCTTGAGCCTCTCATCTTTCGTTTCTCGGTAGAGGTCTTCAAGGGCATCTTCGTCGGCCGTGATGGTTTCCTCACCTGTACTCTTTCGCTTCTTAGTTTTCGTCTTGTACTTGAGCTCTCCATATAGCCACTCTTTCATCTGCTTGGGACTGTTGATGTTTAGCTCGTGACCCACCGATGCAATTAGGTTCTTCGTCAGGACTGCAACTTCCTCCTGCATACGCTTCTTGATGCTGTTGCGTTTGAGGTAGTCGTACCCTACACCGCGCTTCTGCATCGCCAGCAGGGGATCGATTAGGCCATGAATGTAGTCGTGGTAAAACTGCCACAATCCATCTTCTTTAATCTCCTGCATCAACTTCAAGGCGATCTCTGCTGTTAGGCACGCATCTGTAGCATTGTATCGAAAGAACGTCTCTGCGTCCTTGCTATGCAAATCCGCCTTATAGTATGGATGGTCTGTATAGATGCTTACAGCGAAGGAGAGTGCTTTAGGCAGCTCAGGATACAGGCAGTGCATCCCAAGCATGGTGTCAAAGGCAATAGGCCCTACCCTCCATCCGAGAGATCGTTCAATGAACTCAATGTCAAAGGAGACATTATGGCCAATCTTTCCGATCCTGCTGTCTGTAAGCAACGTCCGCAGAGCCTCCCAAATGGCAACCTCATCTTCCTGACTCCACAAACTTCCCGATCCCCCAAACCAAAACGGAATACATACTGCCCAGTCGGGTCGATTACTAGGTGATAGAGCGATTGCGGTAATCTGGTTCGCTTCTGTCTCGATGTCGAAGGTGACATATTCTGCCTCCCCACACTGTTTAATAGCCTCTAAAACGGAATCTCGTTGTCTACAGGTTTCAAGTCGTCTCTCCTGTTGCCTGATTTCCGGGAATGCCGACTCAACAAGAACTCGCTGAAAGTCAATGAGCGTGGCCGCACGGAACGACCATTCGCGGGCGATGGCAGCGGGGTGGAAGGTTGCGATGCATTTGTGACCAGTGATTCCTGAAACCACACTACCCCTCCACTTGGAGATTCCCTCATTTCCTGTAACTGCTCTGAGGGCATGTTCTCCCAAACATACAACGACATTGGGATTGACATTTGAGATTGTACGGTGTAGTTGCCTGACAGACTCATCATATGCGCTTCGATGGCTGTCATCGGTGTAGAAAGATTCGAAGGGGTGCTCTGGCCTCCAGTTAACCACGTTTGTGATGTAGCACTGTTCCCTAACAATTCCTGCATCTCTAAGTAACCCATCTAAAATCCTCCCGGAGGGCCCCACAAAGGGAATACCCTCTTTGATCTCCTGTTCTCCTGGACTCTCGCCCACAATCATAATCCTAGATGGAACTGGCCCCACCGCTTGTATCTGTGCGTCCATTATCATCTCTTTGCGGCGTGTCCCGATATGGCAGGTCGCCTTTTCCTTTGATCCACAAACTCTTGTCACCTTTGCACAGCGGGCAGTCTATTGCCAGGTTGCCTGCCGTGTCAGCCCACGTATCAAGGGGCATCTTTAGTGCCGGTGCACCATTCTGTGGCAGGAAGCAGGCCACAAAATCCTTCTTGTTCATGTTCTCGCGCACATCGATGCCTATTTGGTATATTACCTTCTGACACAGGTCACACATGCACTCCTGCCCCTTGTTGATTATGACGTTGCCTGTCGGCTGCATTGGGGCTGCGGGTGGTGGTACAGCTATGCTGTATCCTGGAGGATTGTCTTGTTTAGTTGATCCCACAACAGGCGCATGTCCTGACATCACCAGCGCCGTGATGCGTCCCAGCACTTCGTAGCGCTGCCCCTGGCTCATCGGCTGCATAAGTGTGCTGACAACCTGTAATAGCAGTTCCGGTGTCATGGCTTCAAGTAGCGACGTATAACATTACGTTGCTCTCCTTTATACTCCTCAATATCAACCTTCGCTTGCACTGTCATCCCTTCCAGCTGCTCCGTATCAAAATCAGCCCATGGCAGCCCTGCTGCCTCAACCAAGCTGCGTAACTTTCCTTGCTTCTCCGGCGGTGAGATAAGGATGCTATTATCAATGATGCTGCCAAGATTTTTGGCCGGCATCCCTTTGATAGTATTGACAGCTGTAGGGTCAGCAAAGACGAGCCTGATCTTAAGCCCCCTATTGCCCGCCGTAGTCTTGCTGTCAAACTCCGTAATTGCTGCCATGTTTTTACTACCTTCGATACGCATAGGGTAAATTCCCGGAGCTGCAATATCGAAACCAGCATCTGCTTCTGCCTGCGGATTTGCCGTAATTCTTGCCATCTTATTCTCCTTTATTTAGTTGTGAGCTCTGCGCTCTGTTTAAGTGCCGCGTCAATCTTAGCCATCAAACCTGCATATGTTGGCTCCTCAATTGCGCTTATCACGTTGCTGATGCTGCTAGGCAGCCTCACCTTAGCCTTCTGCCTTCTGTCTCCCACCGTCAGCATCTTGTACTTCTTGGTTCCATCTGCCGGGCTCTTGTCCACAGTCATGTAGAAAACGGCATCGAACCACGCGCCAACCTCGTTTTTCATTGAGCCCATCATAGATGGCACGAAGAATATCTCCCCCGTTATATCGTCTTTTGTGGTCTCCAGCAAAGCGGTACATACAAAGTATTCGCTGGCTAGTACGGCCTGATTTACTACGTCTTGCAATTTCGACTTGACATTCCCCCATACGCCAAATCCTCCTTGCTTGTCGATGCTATTGTTGACCCGCTGCTCGTGGTCATAAAGCAGCGTCGATAGGAAGCTTAGGCTATCTAGTGCTATTGTCTTGTAAGCTTCCTCCCTCCCATCAGGCCACTTATACTTCTTTCCCCGACGAAGCTCATCAAACTTACTCTTGAAATCCGCGTAAGCACGTGGCCTATACCTATCTTCATCCATACAAAGCCCAACCGTGATGCCAGGCATCCCAGCCAATGTATCATACCCCTTATCGAAGCTAAAGAGGTAAATAGGCTTTGGCATCGTGCCAATGAAGTTAGTCTTGCCAGCCCCCTCCATCCCAATCACTAAAATCTTTCGAATCTCCGGCTTATGTGCCGATAAGTCCAATTCTGTCATCACTTCCTCCTTGTTGAATTTTAGGCTTTACCTCATTGGGAGTTACTATTCCCAAAACATCTCCCTCTCTGATTGCAAAACTCTTAAAATCATCGTCTGGCAGCTTAAACCTAAACATGCCTGACATGAAGCTGCATACGATGATGTGTCCAGTCCTCACGTTATTTACGGCAGGTCCAGTCTCAAGCACCATGAAAAGCGTATCCTCATCTTGCACGTTGCGCTCGTACCCTTCAGGCAGCGCCAAATCCGCGCCACGTGGCCTATCGACGAGCCTTATCCTTATCCAATCACCCAACATCCTCATTTTCGCACCTCCGTTTTAGCTATATCCATTCTAAGCTCGTTGATAGATTCAAGCAGCTCGTTAGTTAAAGCCAGCTGCTTCTCTGCGCTCCCTAATACTTTTTGCAGTAAGTACTTTAGCTCAATAAGCCCCTTTACAGTCTCCTCCAGCCTGATAATACGAATCTCAATTTGATCTTGCGTCATTAGGCGTCTCCTTTCTAGGCTCCCACGGCTCATGCACATAGTCGCTGGCTATGATCTTCTCTCTAAACTCAACCGGCTCCTTGCATATCTTTCGATAGGGGCATTCCCCGTAGTCAGTACATGCGCTCCAGTTAGGAATCCAATTTTGGCTCATCTCCCTGGAGTATATGTCCTGCTGCAACGATGTTACCACGGACAAGAACTCATCGATATCAGCTTCGGACCTGTAGGCAAAGTCTCGGCGCAATGGTACGAGCTTAGCCCGTGATGCTGTTTCGAGAAGTCCTTTTGCAACCAATATAGCGTCGACCAGGATGCCTTGACAAAGTGGATAGCCAAGCTGTCGAATCGCCCAGGCATAACCGGAAAATTGCAGGTTGGGCGTGTGAAATCGCATATAAGTATCACCCAGCGAACTCGTAGTTTTATGGTCGATTCCCCAAACAGCTCCGTCCCATCGTATAATTTTATCAATCCTGCCGATGTATCTATTTCCATTCGGAAGGGGTAAGGTAAACTCTCGCTCAGTCGATAAGACTTCGATTGGTTGGTCAACATATTTACTATGGTAGTTACGTAATATCCATTCTCCCATTTTGTGGGTGCGCTTATCATCTTCCACACTCTCGACATAAGTCGCTTTAAATATTTCAATAGCATGTTCCACGTCCTTGTTTTTGTACCAGCTGTCTAAGGCTAGATGGATACACTTGCCAAAGTCAGCTGCGATTGGGGGTTTTTTACCGACGATTCCTTGGTTGATGCGGTAGTTATATTTGCGCTGACACGTTTGATATGTGTCAAGAGCTGTAAAGTCAAACTCTGTTTTGTGCTTTGGCATATTCCATATCCTTGTATTCTCCTAATGCATTGGGCTCGAATATTACTTTTCGGCAGGTAATGCAGACGTAGCCGCCTAACTTCAGTGTCAACCTAACATGCTGGCATTTAGACTTTGTTCTTGTTTTGCTTATCATTTTGGGCTCTTTTCTTTTTCTTTCGCTTACTCTCGAATCTTCGCTCTCTTAGCTTTGCAATCCTGTCAGCTAAGTCGCTCATAATTTCTTCACCTCATCCGTTAAATACTTCACCACATCTGCCGGCCAATCTCCCCGTTTGATGATATTAAGGAAATCCCTCACCTGAATTCTTGTGATAATATTCATGCGGTACATGGCCCATATGAACATAGCTAGGGTGAAAGCATCGACGACTGGTTTAGGTGCTTGTGGTGCCACAGCTTCCACCACGGGCACCGGAGACTGAATCGGCTCAACCGTCTTAGGTGTAGTAGCCTGCTCCGGTTCCGGGGGAAGTGTTACATTACTTTCCAGCTTCTCAGGTTCTGGTGCCCTAGGCACCTCGGGCTTCTTTGCTTCTTCTTTCTTCTTACTCCACGGCATTTCCATACTTTCCTCCTAGATGTAATGCCCCCCGCCAGAGTTAGCTTCCAGGCAGCATAGCTAACATAGGTGCCCTCGGACGAACAAGGTCGAACCAAGGACGGTTCTGACGCGCCCTAGCTGCCCCCGTTTGTTTTCAGCGGGGAAGCAGGGGGCAATTATACAAATCCTTATGCTCAACAATCACAACCGCGCCACTCTTAGTCTTTCCTACCATATCCCAAGCTTGTTCAAATTCTCCTGCGTAGGCTGGAGCTATAACAGGAGTGTATTTCATCATCATTCGTATCGATGCTACATGTTTCTGTGTGTGCATCGGCCCTGCCTTCAGCGGCCCACTAGCTCCCGTTATCATCCTAATTACAATCGGCAACTTAAACTGGTCCCCTGAAATCCATCCTAACTTATCGATATGATTAACCAGCGCATCAAGAGCCAGCAAGACAAAGTCGTGACGCTCGAAGCAAACAACAGGGCGCATCCCTTGTAGAGCCATACCAATAGCCATCCCAGCCATAAGGTTTTCAGCCACAGGAGCTTCCAGGCAGCGATCCACTGAAACTCCATCCAGAGTGCCGTACATGCGAGAACCAAAAACAGTATTATAGCCAATAAATAAAGCTCCAGGAAGTTTCGCATATTTCTCACACTCCTGTTTTATGACTTCTATTTGGGTCATTTTAGCACCAGTACGGCAATCCATACTGCTCCAACCATTCCTGATCTTAACACGTCTCTCCATTCTATTTGATACGGAGTACCTTTTATGTTAGTAGCCGGCAAGTCCGGCACAAATAGGCCGCAAATGGCCGGAATTAGGCCTAGAAGCCACCAATTTGTGTGAAACAGCCCGATGCCTACGATTATGGGCACTGAGGCCTCCAGGCCCATTAGAAGGTCTGTAAGCCAGTTCTTGCCTGCCGGCAGGACCCAGCTGGCCATCCATAGCAGCGGTACGAGGCTAATGTACCATGGGATACCTAGATAGAAGCCAAGTACCAAAGTCAAGGCAGCTTGCAGGGTGGGCAGCAGATACCTTCTGGTCCAGAGCATCGTCTGACCACCCAGACAGTACAGAAAGACAGTCATCAAGAGAAAAATCACTGATAGTAGCCATACCATACCTCCTCCTTTAATAACACCATTTAGAATTGTACATATTTTTTAGTTCCTACGTGTTTGTGTGTCGGTAAATAGCTATACCAAATAACATTGGGATGGCCTTTAATTATTTCCCTTAACCCTATAGCAAATCCACATCGGTCTTGAACAGGAGTGCATGTGGCGCGATTGTTGTCCTCGACGACAAATTTTATTGGCAACTTAAACCCATCTGCATAATTAAGAGCTTCCCAGAAATGCCCTCCGTCAACTGCCCCATCTCCCACAAAGCACCAGACCCTTGGCCTCACATCCAGCTCATCCCCATAAAGTGGATCATTCTCCCTGGCACGCTTCAATGCCCACGCAACTCCAACAGCGGCAGCACACAAGCCTGCGACAATAGCAGAACTATAAAAATTAACAGACGCATCAATAAATCCCATAGACCGTGCTCGTCCCTTACAGACGCCGTCCGGTTTTCCACATATCTCGTCTATAAGTTTCCCAGGGTGTACACCATGCAAAAGAGCGTGATAATGATTCCTGTGGCCGCAAAATACGTAATCATGTTTCGCTACCTCCTTAAATATCGCAATCAGCTGATCTTCGTTGCCACCTGATAGATGAACAGGCGCATCAATCTTCCCATTCTCCCAAAGAATAGCCACCTGATGCTCGAAATCAATTAGCTCGTCTTTAGTCATCGGACGGCAATGCCTCCAGAAAGATGATTAACCTTAGTTTCTCTGAACTGATTACCTGCAAGGTCATTAATAATATTTTTATATTCAATGCGTTTTCTATTAAGGTCACGAATTTTGATAGCGCGCTTGCCAACTTCTTCAAAGGTGAATTGGCCTGTACCTTCTTGAACTTTACGCATCTCATGTTCCAGGTTCCATATTTCGATGTTCATTTGGGTGAGGCGTATGGTATTAGTAACCAATTTACCGGGAATCCCGGACAACATGAGCTCCTGCTCCACAAAGCGGTGCTCACTTATAGCATTCTCCTCACCGAAATAAATCTTCCTGCTTAGGATACTTAGCTTGTCTACTAGATCACCTATGTTACGCACGACTGCTTTGGGCTTCTTACTTGCCTTCATTATAGCACTCCTTTCGCGTATGTCAAGCACAATCTTTGTGGGTTGCTAAAACCATCCTGACAGTTGTTTTATCATCAACATCTGGTAGCGTATCAACCATCCATTGGAGCCAATTCTTATTGCGCCAGTTGATGCTCTTGATAGCTTGCGCGGATTCAAAATACTCCACAACATGCTTATTTCTCCAGAAGTCAATATACTGGTCTGGAGTCTGGTTCATGCGCTCTCTCTGGGCCTGTGGCAGCTTGTAATAGGCCTTTACTACCTCTGGCTGCGTTGGCAGCTGCTTATACTCGTAGTCAGAAAGGTAGCTCATGGCCCACTTAGCGATAGCCAGATCACGCGCCTCAGGAGGCATGGCCAAAATACGGTTCGATATCTCTACCTCTGGGAATACTGCTTGTTCACCGGCCATGTCTTTGTCCTCCATTTTAGGGGTATGCCAAACTCGTCTAGCTTCTCTGATTGTATAATCTTATTAGATTCTATACCATTAGATGTATAAGGTTGTTTTTTGTCAATGTCAATGTCAATGTCTTTAGCCCTTTCATAAGGGCTATAAAAGCCTTTCTTAAGGGTTTCTAAAAGGTTGTATTGGGTTAGGATATGGAGGACGCTTCGCAGGGGGCGCACATCCATGCGTAAACCGTTGGGGTACTGGAGGTAGAGGAAATCTGGGATGAACCAGTTGCCATCTGACATTATCTGTATTTTATCATTATATACTTTATGGTTTACAGGATTATCAATACAGAGATGAAATTTAACTAAGGGCCAGTTAGGAGCCCAGATACCGGCATGATTGCAGTTTTCCATCAGGTAGGTCCAGAAGTGCTTGTGCTCTGGTGTCAGGGCACAGAACCACGGCTCCTTCCATTTGTCTGTGTCAGTGAGTCTCTTAGCCATCTTTCTCCTCCTACTTTGGTTGATCTGTTTTACCGTAGGTATTTTCTACCTTGCTAACGACGTCTGCGTTTTGGGCGTATGGCTGCGAGAGACTGCGGATTTCGACGGAGGAGTGGCCTGGCTGTTGGTAGCGATTGAACTTGACTTTAATGTCACAGGAGTTGCATTTGCCAAAGACGGCACAAGGTGCCCATTGCCCCAGGAGAGGAATCTCGGCATCTAGGATATGACCTATGGGGAACCTGGCAGCATAGAGGTCGCTATGACAGCGGTAGACCTGCCCATCAGGAGCTATAAGCATCTCTGTAGTGCGGCACTGACATTCTCTTAGCACAGGGCCATTAACTGCCTCAGGGTACCTGAAGGTACCATGATTGACTCCTTTCCAGGGGCCAAGGAACTCTTTGAGCCTAAAATCTATGCCCATGTGCTTAGCTGTATGCTGGGCTTCCAGGATTTCAGCTTCGTAGTCAGGGTGCATTACAGTCCAAATACCAATATGAAATCCTTTTTCTTGCGCTTGGGCCACTTTTCTTAAAAGGTCTTCTAAAGAGTGTTGCCCACGATGCCAGCTAACTCTTATCGATGCGTAAGGGGATTTTCTTTTCAGCCTTTCGGGGGGAATCTTATATAACCATTGGTCTAAAGGACGTTCTAAATTTGTGAGGATGTCTATAGGGATGTGCGAAGATATTCCATTTATAATTTCAACAATATCTTTATGGACTGTTGGTTCTCCTCCTTGAAGTGTAATAGGTACGTCTGGGGGTAAAACTAATCTATTAATTCCTTTGATCCACTCCTCACCAGACATCCTACGATTCTTAACTAAGTCTCCCCCATGATGATTTATGCAATAAGGGCATCTTAATTGACAAGCGAATGTTAAAAATGCGGCGACATAATTAAATTCGGATGGAAGTATTAAATTTTCCATGTGTGCGATTCTAAATTATCTGTAAAATATGCAATTTCTTCTGGTAATACAATGGCCCACAGCAATTTTAAGGGTGAAGGAATTTTATTTTTAGTAAAACCAATCTTCCCAGCGCTTGTTTTATACCCTGTGCGTACTTCTACATGATAAAAATCGGTCCCACGCAAGACTAATAAGTCACAAGGTGCGCTGGAGCTGACTGCCCTAAACACAGAACAACCTTTTTGAAGCAAATCTACAGATACACGTAATTCTCCTATAGCTCCTACCACACCTGTATTAAGATTTCCGTTTCCTTTAGCAGGATTTATCTCTTTCCACTTTTTATGATAATAAGTCTTTCGGCATTCATTTGAGCAATATTTCGCTCTTTTATAATTGCCCTTTGAACGTATTATTTCTTGGCATACAACACATCTCATGGATACCTCCTTTATTTTGCGTTAATAGTGCTATTATACGCAAATAAAGGGTATCTGTAAAGCGTTTTACAACCCCCAAGAAGTCAAAATGCCCCAAATACAGCCTGCTGCCAGTAGCATCGTCAGCTGGCTAGGGGCCACAAAGATTAGCAGGAAGCCTACGATCCCAAGGAAATCAAGACAGCCTATTAAGTACTTTCTTGCATTCATTAAACAAAATCCCCGTGCGCCGGCAGGGGGCCTGTTGGTTCTACTAGCGGCCTGCCTTTGATGTACTCATCAAGATATTTGTTGACACTGTGCTGTAGGCATAATGATCCGCACATCCTTTGAGCGTCAAACTTATCGCTAGCAAGGAGCCTAACAATGTCCCAATAGCGATCACTTTGCCAAATTTCCTTAAACCTCTGTTTCGTAATGTTGCCGATATGATACCGCGCATACTTTTCGCCGAATAGCATACCACATGGTGCGACGAGCCCACTTCCTGAAATTTGTAGCAGGAAAGGAGTGCCATAACATCGACTATATGATCTTCTATTACCATCTTCGATCTTGCTCCATTTGACCTTAACGATGTAATTTCCGTTACTGTATCTTTCTGCCTCTCTAAGGGTATGCCTAATATACTCATCTTTATATTTGTCATAATCTACCCCCAAGCTTCCTGATTCGTCGTCGCTACAATGCTTAATAACAAGATAGTCTGCCCCTAGTTCAGCTCCCAGTTTTGCCAACGGTATAACTTGATCGATATACGAAGGCAGAAAAACCATCTGTAGACCGATGGTGACATTGTACCCGTATGTACGTTTAAGGACGGCCATGGCCCTGATATTGCTGCAAACCTGTTCGAAGTAGCCATCTTTTACCCCCATAATCTCTTTGTATCTGCCAGCCTCTCCCGCTGTTATGTTGACCCTAAGGTATGTAAGGCATGGGAGTATCTCCTTGAGCATGGCTTCGTCCCGAAGCAGATACGCATTAGTCCCATTAGCCATAGACAGGCCCCTACCATGACCATAAGTAATGCTATAAGCATAGGCAGGATTAAGAGTGGATTCGCCGTCAGAAACAAGGCTAACTCCTCTAACTCCAATGTCAGCCACATCGTCAAGGAAGTCATGCATCACCTCTTTCGTTATGTTGAATCTTTGGTTCTCCTGCAACGTAGCGTAGCAGTACTGGCAGGCGAAGTTGCAGGTTCTTGTCAGGGCCATATCGATCGTCACTGGGGCAATACGCTCTCCTCGACTCCAGGCACGGACACGATCGTGATACCATTGTATCTTTGTTCCATCTAGAATCTTATCAATATGTTCCTGCCCTAGCTGACTGATAGACATGCTTTCTCCTCAAATAAAATTAACATGCTCATTAGGTTGGGCAATTTCCTGAAGATACTTATTGACCTGATTCATGCGGCAATTTAGTCGACAACGAGAAATATCAAGATGCTCCATAGCAGCAATATGGCCCCTTCGTCGAGTGCCAGTCCACACTTCATTGAAGGATTGCTCGTTAATATTGCCAAGAATAAAATCAGGGTTGAGAAGATAGGCAGAGCAACTATACACATCCCCTGTTGCCATGATGTAAGCCCAGAAGTAGGGTGTCGCTCTGCATTGTGTATAGGCATGTTTTCCAGCCTCCTTATCTTCAATAGCGTTAGTTCTTACGATGACTTGGAAATCTTCCGTAGCTTGGGCTTGCGCTTTGCTGATGGCTTCTTGCATCTCGTTACTGCTGTAGGATACTCCTTCATAGGCATGAGTAATAGATGACTTGTGCTGGGAATAAGGCTTAAGGACAACATAGCGCAGTCCAGTTTTCCTAGCTCGTCTGACAATTCCTTCGATATCTCCAATGTTATCCGGCAAGACGACACATTGGGCCCCGATAGTCGTATTATGTGATCTAGTAATAGCGTATTGCAGATTATTCCAGACTCTTTCATAGGTTGACTGATGACATCCGTGGACCAGACCATAAGACTCGCTCCCTCCATTAATGCTGACTTTAATCCATTTCACGCTTGAAATGGCCTCGTCAACAAATTTATGTGTCAGGGCTGTGCCATTGGTGGTGAAGGCCACATCAAGCCCGACATGCCATGCATAGTTTGTAATCAGGGCTATATCAGGGTGCAGCATGGGTTCACCCTCGCCGGCAAACATGACAGACTTGACACCGCTATTAGCCATTTCTGACAGGCAGCGGCACAACACGCCTGTCTCAATTTTGCGATTCTTGTAACCGATATAATCGACAGCGCAGAAGCTGCATCTATGGTTGCAATGTCCGACGGGAGATACTTCGACATAGATAGGATAGATGGCAAGTTTTTCCTCAACAGTTTGCGCGCCCACCCAAGAAGCCACGCGCGCTGGGTGATATTGTAACTTGTGGGAATCGATGAGGAAGGGGTCATTTTGGGCGACACTCATTAGTCTATTATATCATGGTTGTCAATCGCTTCTTAATAATCGTCGGACAAATCTATCGGGGCGGGTGGGCTGTTAAAAATTCATAGCACTTCTTATGATGCTTTGCATCTTCTAAAGCGTTGTGATCTTGACCTTCCATTTTTGGAAGCAGAGGATTTCCCATAGAATCACAGAGCTGTTTAATATCACGGCAATACATCGGGAATCCTGGCGGTAAGCATGACATAGTTCCGAAAAGCCAACAAAACACAACCCAATCATAATCAGCGTAATAACCCCAAAATTCAGGCGTCTTGTCCATAGCGACAAAGTATATTATCTCCGTCGCTATTTCACGTTTTGATTTAAAACTATTGTCCCAAGTTTCAAAACGTTCATTTGCCGATACTGAACAAACTTTTGGTTGGGGGAAGGGTAGGTAATCAATAACATGTTCTCTAACCCATGAGTTTGCTTTCGACCAATCACATTCTTTGTTTATAGCGTAATACTCTTGACCGTCCTCTCGCACAATTCCAATGCTGATAAGGTCAATCGTACAAGGATATTCAATAAATTCTGTGTCTAAAAAATATTTCATATCACCCCTTCCCCGAAAGTAGGTTTAAACCTTTTCGTAAGTCGCTTCAAATATATCTGGCTTGCAAGGATAAAATTCGCCCTTAACGCCCTTAATTACCCAATCACCAGGACAAACAATATGACCACCTTCAAGAGTATCAATCCACCCATGAACGTGCATAACATTCTTACAATATTGGCAAAATTCATTCCCGTCACCAATGGGATTACGATAATATCGAACAATCTTACCTTCTGATAAAAACCCTCTTTGGGATGAATCAGGTTCAAATTCCTTTTGTATCACCATACATTTATCTTCTGGATGATCTCCATTCTTAAACCATTGCGTTGCTTCAATCACTACTGGTTTCTTTCTATATTTCATTCTCCCGCCTCCTTCGAAAGTAGGTTTTCTTTTTTGAGCCAGAGCCAGCATTGAGCTAATGATTCGCATAAATCTGTATTCTTAAATGGTCTGTTATGCTGCTTTTTTTCTTGGAATCCTCTA